CAGCATGGTGCCTTCAAATCGGTGGAAGAGCTCAAAAACGTTAAAGGCATCGGCGAGGGTATCTTCTCCAAACTGAAGGCCGAAGCAACCGTCGCGCCCGCACCTGCAAACACAAAAGCTAAAAACGCCGTCCCATTGTAAGCCGCCGCCGCCTTTTGCACTTTGTTACATTAACTTTTGCACTAGGTGCGTTTTAAAAGTTACGACAGCTTTTGCACTATATCGAATAGCAGAATATAAGAAAAGCGACGAAAACGTCGCTTTTGTTTTACCAGTTACAAATAACCAATTCGCCACTGGTTTTACCCGTCTTATCCCTGCCTACAGTATAAGCTAACTCCAGTTGAGTAATACGAAAATCTTTAAACAACGCCAGTATATCAGGGCGGTCATTGATGGATAACATGACCTTACCCTTGCTCTCCGCCATTACCTTTGCCAGCAGCTCATATTGAGACCAATCAAAAGCACTATCGTAGCCAGCGGTCTGCCAATATGGTGGATCAGCGTAAAAGAAAGTGTGTTCGCGGTCATATCGTTTTAAACAACGCTCCCACGGTTCGCATTCTATATAAACACCTTTTAAACGGTCTTTAGCAGCCTTTAATTTAGCTTTGATTTGCGATGCATCCCACGCTTTTGACGTGGTAGCCGTGCCAAAATGTTGATGGACGGTCTTGCCACCGAAGGCATTGTGCTGCAAATAAAAGAACCGGGCAGCTCGTTGAATATCGGTCATGCAATCAGGCGGTGTACTTTGCAGGCGGGCAAAGACCTCTCGGCTTGTCAGTGTCCACTCAAACTGGCGGACGAACTCGTCAAAATGGTGTTGTACCACGCGGTATAGGTTGACGAGTTGTCCGTTGATATCGTTTAAAACTTCCACTTTGGCGGGTGTTTCCCGAAGAAAGAACAATGCCGCGCCGCCTGAAAACAGCTCGACATAGCAGGAATGCTCAGGAAACATGGGTAACAAGTGTTTTGCCAATCGTCGTTTCCCGCCCATCCAAGGAATGATGGGTAAAGATTGTTGCGGTTTTTGCATCATATATACTCCTAAATTGGCATTCGACGACGCTCTGAATCAGATTAATATGATGCTCGACGGCATTCTTAGATTTTATAATCAACTGAAAGAATTGATATTTTTGCAGCGCGTGCATTTTATTTGTACGAAACCACTGCCTTTTGCCAGCAATTTGCCGCAAAATTTGCAGCGTAACTCACGATAAATTTGCATTTGCATCCACTCCTGTATCAGATAGAATGCCTCGGTCTCGCGAGACTAAGGCGGCCTTAGAAGTCAATGCAGGCGCGAACTGCTTGGCTGGCGTAGCGGTGTTGCCGCACCGCTACGTCGCCGTCCCACTGATTTTTTTAAATCTCCCTATTGAGGTCGCCGGTATTCAGACGACCTTTTCCCTTGCCTATTTATCAACAATCCAAGCCTGATACCACACGCCCTTGAGTGCCGGCGCATAGTTTATGCCTATATCGAACCCTTCCGTTGTTATATTGCCCACATAAAAGACCCGTGCCATTTGGTCTTGTATATCCAGCACAACATTGACCATCGGACGTTCGGAAAAAGGAACATCAAATGGAATGGTAATCCACTTATTGTTGCCATTTCCCTCTGGAAATTTAATGTCCGATCGTGGGATATACATTTCCCGATACTCTTTTTTACCGCCACCTTGCGCAGATTGTAGTTTGCTGATTTCCGCCGCCTGCGCTTTAAACTGAGCGGCAACGGCATCGACAAACAGCTTAAAACGCTCGACTAAGGTCATGACTGTAACGCCTGATTAAATTTAGCCACAAAGTCAGTATCCGTATCGCCAAGATTGAGCGTGGTTTCGACTGCGGTTTTTTGCGCCTGTGTCAAAACTTGCGCCTCATCGATACGCAGGCGTTTGGCAACCGCTTCCGAAAGCGCGGCCGCGCCGGTTTTATCCTGCTCAATATACTTGGCAACTTCCGCCAGCGTATCGTATGCCGCGTCCGCGCCGTCTAAAATCTCTGATTTGACAGCCGTTTTTGCCGCATCAATCAGCGAATCGACCTTCTGGCTGGAGTAAGTCTTATCAGCCGCAGGCGCAGTATCGTCAATCGCTGCGCCGCCGTTACCGCTGCCGATGTTGTCAATACGGGTTTTAAGCTCGTTGACCGCGCCGACCACGCTGCCGCGCTCCGTAGTTTGCAGCATATCTGTCGAGCCGATTTTACCGATAACCTCTTTGAATTTTGCGCCAATAGCGTCCACCAGCGCGTCTATACGTTGTCTTAATGTCATTTTTTATCTGCCTTATGAAGTTGCCAAAATAAATCTTGCGACGAAATCAGGGGCTTCGCCCGCATCCTCGCTTTTAACGTCGGCAAGCCATCGGGTGAAGTCCTCAAATGATTTGCCTTGATTTTCGGGCTGTATCAACCACGTCCGATACAAGTCGTCATCGTACCGATGCGCGGCATTTTCCAAATTACCCTTAAAAACTCGAAACTTACCCAACATTGCTCGTACTCTTTAAAATCTCCAGCGGAATATCTCCGCTGTATTGCACCAAGCCGTCAGAGCGGCGAATAAACTGCAAATCAAAAACGTAATGCCCCTCTGTCAAACCTCGACACACATCGGCATCCAAGCGCAACAGCACTAAGCGTATTTCGGGGTAAAGGGTCGTCTGAAAGCGGGCAACCGTCTCCTTAGTATGTTTGCGCCGAAGTTCGGCGGCAGCGGTCACGCCGGTCAGGGCAGAAATCCCCAAGTCGTCCAAAACATCGAAGATAACGCTGATTTCAACGGTCTCGCCCCGTTTGAAGCGCAGAATATCGGTACTCATCACACCCTCAAAATAAAGCAAATTATCCCAGACCATCGCCCACCGCCCGGGCGGCGAGCCTGCACTCAACACTACACGCCCAACTCCAAAACAGCAGCGTCGGGGGCTTGGCTGATGATGCGGTTGGTGCGGACATCGTAGAAGACCCGTTGATTTAAGGCAGCCTGGCCGCTCAAGACGATATTTCCGCCACTTTGCGTTTGTGCCGCCCATGAGCCGCCGCCCAAATCGCCCGTTATTTTGGCGATGCCGCGCTGCTCGCGGTTGAGCAGTGCCGTCAGGTTTTGATACAGATTGGTCATTTTGTTACTCCCAACAAATAGATAAAAGGTCGTCTGAACATGGCTTTCAGACGACCTTTAAAGCAGTCTTAAAACAGCTTTAATCACTCGTCCAAATAGCGGTCGATGCTGACATTTTGAGTAACGACAGGCGCGTCGTTTTCGATTTTGATCTCGACCGATACGCCAACAACCACGCCCTGCCAGTTGCCTGACGGCTCGCTGATTTGCCAAATCTCGCCTAAATTAGCCATCGGAATCGCGTATTTGTCTGACACAGGCAAAGACACGGTCTCGCGCTTGTGGACGCCCGTCGCGCTCAAGGCGGCAACGCCTGCGGCAAGCAAAACAGGCTGGTCGGTATAAAGCGCGTGGGTCAATGCAGAGGCGCGCGGCTCGCGGTTGCTGCCGTTGCGGTACACGTCCGCGCCCTTGCCCTTGTTATGGCTCGGCCAAACATAAATCCCGTTCGCCCGCTCGGACATGTTACGCTGCCCGCTGATGCTGTAAATCACACTGGCAGGCACGGTAACGTCTGCCGCCGCTTGAGCCACCTCCCAAGCCGCAGTTTTCCACTTCGGCTTAAACCGCAGGGCAGGCTTGGCGCGGTCGCTCTCGATAAACCCGCCCGCCGTCTGCGCCAGCTCTTGCAATACCGCCATCGGCGTTTTGTCCGTCAACGCATACACGTCGGCAGGAATCAACCAATCCGCCATCGTCCATCCGTCCAAGCCCACGCCCGTCGGTCTCAAGACCTCCGTGGCGATTTGTTGCGCGTAGATAGGGTTGCGGTATGTGCCGCTGCCTTTGGGCGCATAGTCCGCGCCCAAGCGGGCGGTAACGCTCCTGCCCGTTACCGTATAGCTTTTTTGCCCGAATCTGCGGTTGTCGCTGTAATCCTCGGCGAGGATGACAAAAGTGTCCGCGTTGATTTGCACCTTGATTTGCGCTTCCTCGCCCTTTGCGCGTGCGTCGGGATTGATTTTGGCGAAATCCTCGGGCGATACGGTCAGGCTGCCTTGCCAGCAATAGCCGCCCGTATCGGCGGTAAACGAGGCGGAAAACAACCCAATCGGCTGCCCGTCCGCCGTGGCTTTGACGGTGTTTTGCATGATGTATCCGTTTAAAACAGGGGTTTTTGCCGTATCGAAACAGGCGAACGGCAGCGGGATATGGCGCGGGTCGTGCGCAATTTTCCTGCGGTAAAACCGCAAAGCAAGGCGGTTTGACGGCGGGCGGATGCCGCAGACGTAGGTTTCGGGAACCGGCTCCGGCTCGACCGGAATCTCATAGTATTCGCAAGGTACGGCAACGGCTGGCAGGGATTTAGGGTTGAAACAACGCGCCAAATCCGCCGCCGCGAGGATGTCCGACTGCAAACAACCGACCAACAAAGCGTCGTCTGAAAACGTGCTGTCCGCGTGGCTTTCCAATAGCTCGCCCGCCTGAGCCGCCTGCGCATCGCCGCCGCAGCCCGTTAAAAACAGGCTGGCTGTCGTGTTCACGCCGGAGCAGCCGTCCAGCCCGTCCATCGCGCTTTGAATACCGGACGCACAAGCCAAAACCGCAAACGACGGCTCGGACTGCGCTTTCAGACGACCCTCAAGCGCGGCCATCGCCTCAAAGGTCGTCTGAAAACAATGGGCAACGTCAACAGCCTCGACCGACACGCCCGACATCCCGATTGCCGCGCTACCGCCCGCAAAACCACCGGACAAACAAGCCAACCCTGTCCCCGCCTCATGTAAAACAAACCCCCACTCACCCGATACAGCGGCATAGCCTGCCGGCGGCGCGTAAGGTTCGGGCGGTTTGGGCTTAGGCGGCTCAATCGGCGCAACCGTCCCGCCCGCCGCAATATGGCGCAGCGGTCGGACAAACGGGATTGCCAAACGGTTTGACGGCTTACGCTCTGCAATCAACGCCCCGAAAGGCAGCGGAATCCGCGCGGAATCGGCATAGGTTTTGGATTTATCGTCAGACATTTCAGACGACCTTATCCGCCGTCAGTATCGACGTAGGGCTTGATAAAATCATAGGAGACAGGCTCGTATTGTTTTTTATAATCCGTCGCCACCATCAGATACTCCTCGTCTTCCTTCAGGTGGTCGAAACGGTAGCTGCCGTCGTCTTTGCTCCAAGTATCGGCGATGCATTCCATATTAGAGCGGGCGAACAGGTAGATTCGCCTTGAGGCAGGTTGTCCACCAACGGTAACAATCCCTTCCGCCTCTCCGGCGATATAACCGCGCCCGCCGTATTTAACATGAGGAGAACGGATGGCACGGCTTTTGACGGCATAGCTTTCGATTTTTGAGCGACGCGCGCCGAATTTAGTTACAGCGCGGCTTTTAAAAATCAAATCAGCCATTTAGATTTCCCATTCTTTCAGATTTATCAAAAAACCTCGGGCATTAAACCCTCTGAAATACATCCATTCGCCCTCGGTGCCATCTAAATTATGATAAATCTTACCAAACTCCAATTCGTCACTTCCAGGCATTAGCTCCATTGTGATCCACAAACCGGCAAGTAATCCTCTCAGTTTAATCTGGTTAGATTCACCTTCTGAAAGATATATATCGTCGGCGCAAAACCCCATGGTTATTGGATTCGGATAATTTACTACATAGCTGGCCATGGATTTAAATGAATAATTGGCAGATACTGCCTCATCGCCTTTATAGTCGCGGACAATGAGGTTATAAACAGGGTTTGTTCCGTTGCTCAAATATCTTTCTGCACCGACAAAAGATAAAATACAATTATTACTATCAGCAGCAGCCAAACTTGGGAAATCTCCAAAGTATAAATGCGGGCAAATGGTCGAATAATATTCATTCAGGATCACCAATAAAAATGTACGCTCATGCCCAACCACAACCCATTTAATCTGACTATCTCGATCAAAATAATTGTAATTGGCGTACGCAAACTTTATCTTTCCAGCTTCTTGAGTGACCTCAACCTCACCTTTTTTCGCAGAGACTGGATTTTTTAGCGCGACAACGTTGCATCCCCCATACTTTGCATTACCATGCACGCCCAATGCCCATTTTGTTGACTTATCATGTTTACTTCTGAAGCAGGCGTCGTTGCCGTTTTCGTGCAATATCTCCCAGCCCAGCGGCTCTTTGCGGTTTTCATTTTCGCCATAGCCCGTTACCAGACAGGCCTTTAAAATGGTTTTAATATCCCCTTCTGCAGGCAACACCTTCGGCGCATCCGCATCATCCCAGCGGTAAACCTTAACCGGCACCTTTTCAGTATTAAACATTTCAGACGACCTTTGCTTTAAAAATAAAGCCTTATTAAAGCAAAAGCCCCGAAAATCGGGGCTTGGCATGGTTGCAGTCGGGCACTTGTATCAGCGGCAATATTCCCGCCAGATGGTGTCGGAAAATTCGTGTGAATAATCTTTGTCAAAATAGTTTTGTGTCATTATTTTGCCGTCTTTGTCGTTGTACGAGTTGACTTGTACAAAACGCCGCCAGTTGGCTTTATCCCAAAGTACCTCTCCGCACAAAATACTTTCCCCGTCCTTATAACGCGCCTCGACACTTCGCAGCACACTCTCGGAGAAGTATGTTTTGGCGTTTGAAATCATGACGGCTTTGCTTACCCGTCTGACTTCTGCCTGCTGCTCCGCCTGATTGACATTGACTGTTACGCTCTCCCGTGCAGGCTCAGGCTGAACGTCTTTTTTTGTCTGCGCCTCCACTTTTTCGGGCTGCGGTGCAGCAATCGGTCTATCTTGTTTCGATTCTCGAAGTTGTTGTAACTTTTCGCGCTGTAATGCAATCTTTTCACGCTCCAGTTCGATTTCTTCTTTGCTTTTCCCGCAGCCTGCCAAGCCGCCCGCTGCAAGCGCAGTCAACGTAGCTATTAATATAATTTTTTTCATCCCTATTACTCCGTTTAAAAAATATCAACAGCATTTTAAAACAAACGGCATATAAAATAAATAAACGGTAGTTAAAAGGTCGTCTGAAACGCCTTCAGACGACCTTTATTTGTTGCGCCTACTCAGCGACCGTATTACCGCGCAAGCAGGCGGTGAAGCCGTCGCGCCCTTCCTGCCTGTCGGGCGAAGGCTGTACGCTGCGGAGAATCCACACAGGAAGCGGCGTGCCGTAGGTGTTGAAACGGATGCAGTTTTGAGCCGCCCATCCGCCGCCGAACGCTGTCGATTTAATCGTAAAGTACGGCTTACCCGTGGCGGGATTGGTGGGGGCGAGGTCGGTCAGGGTATCGCTCTTGGCGACCAAGCCGAGCTGCTCGCCGTATAGCTCGAATTGGTTGGCAGTAGTGAATCTAATCAGCCAACGCTCGGTAATCGCGCCGTTGCTGGTGAGTTTGATCGGGTAGTCTTTGACATTTGCCTTTGCCAAAATCGGATCGCCGCGGCGCGAATCCGCCCAAACGTTGTCCCATGCCTGTTGTGAAAACGGCTCGGTCGCGCGTACCAGCAAATCGCCGCCGATCAGGGCGGACGAAACGTAAGTCCCTGCTTTGGGGTAGGCGCGCGAAATGGCAAATTGCAGTTTCAGACGACCCGAAATATCGACGCCCGTAATGCGGTTTTCTTCTTCCCACGCGCACACAGCGGTCAGCGGCAGGGCGTATTGCGACAAGTCCAACGGCTCGCCGAAGGTAATGCTGCCCGCCTTGAGGTCTGCCGTGTATTTTTCGGCGAGGACGTGTTTGCCCTTGCTGTCGACCAAGCAGAGGCGGTCTAGGTTTTGACGGTTGAGCGTAATTTTCTGGGCGGCGGTAAACGCGCTGCCCAAATCCTGCTTGAGCCGGTTGGAAATCACAATCATGTCGCCCTTGCGGAACACGGGGACGCGTCCGTCGGCAGGCAGGCGCACGGCATCGATGCCGATAATCGACGAATCCAAGGGCAGGTTGTCTTGGGTTACGGCGTTGTATCGCAGCTCTTCGGGATAAAAGCCTGCGGTGCGGGTAATTTCGTAGAAACCTGTCTCGTAGTCGATTTTCCCCGTGATGCCGCCTTCGATATTGCCTTCGGCATTGCTTCGACCTACGATGTCGCCGTTGTTGGCATAAACGGTAAAGCTTTCGGGCTTGACCGGCGCGGCGGGGGTACGCCCTGCATAAGAGAAAATCTTAACCTGCGGCAAACGGACAACCCCGCCCGTTACCTTGAGGCTTTGGAATTTGATGGCAGGGTCGTTGATGGACACCTCGCCCGATGCGGACAATGTGCCGATATTTTCGCCGCTACCTATGCCTGCATCCCAGTTTTTATAAAGCGTTCCGCCGTATTCGACGATTTCGGTCGTCCCGTCTGAAAAAGACCATGAATTAAAGATGCAGGTGCTGCCTTGGTCAAAGTCAATCAAGACATTAAATGTCAGCCCGCCTGCCAGACGCCCGCTTCGGGGCTTGGCATGGGACGAGTCGGCGGACAAAAATTCCGCATTCCAGTCGCTGAAGGACATATCGACGGTTTTCTTGGCGGTCGCGTCTTTTTCCTGCGCGCGCCATGCGGCACCCAAAGTCGAATAAGACTTGGTCGCCCAAGCCAATGCCTCCACCCGCAACGCGGATTTAGGCACAATCAGCTTGCCGCCGTCCCAGCGGATACCCTGCACGGTGTTTTTACCCGCTTTCCAACCGCCTTTGACTGCGAGCAGACTGATACGCGCCGTACCTGATTTAATTTCTTTTCCCAAATAATTAGACATAAATCCCACCATTAAAATGTTTGTCTAAACGATGCGCCATACCAATTCGGCACTGTGTACTCCGTCTCCTCAGACACTTCGCCCTTGACATCCAGCCTGAAGACCGACTGATTAGGCAAAGAGTCTTTAAATACCAGCTCCCAATGCGCCCCTTTATCCTCCGCCGTCATGCCGTAGCCTGCGCCGCCGACCACGCTTGCGCTGATTCGGCGCGTCTCTTCGCAGGTGTATTCGACTGTGTTGCTGTTGATGTAGCGGGCGGTCGAAATCACGCCGTTGAGGTAATCCACCGACCCCTGCATATCACCCGTCAGACTGCCGTTTCCGTCGTCGCGGGCGGTTTTGGTGCCGCTGTCCTCCCAAGTCAATACCAACGTACCCGGCTTGATGGGATGACCCAAGCCATAGGTGCATTTACTTTCTGCGGGTTTCGGCGTCGCTGCCGTCCCCGTCTTACCGCCGTCGGACGAGGCAAACCCCGAAATCCCGCCCCATTGGAACACAAGGCGGCTGCCGACATCGGGCAATACGGGCAGATTAAGCACGACAGAGCCGGTAGTTGACGACACCGTGCCTACCGCCTTGCCTGCTTCATCGCGCAACACGCCGTCGCCCGAATCGGCGAGCAGATACCAAACGCCCAACGCCATAAACGACACTTTCAGGCTGCCCGCGGCGGGGGCGGGTGTCAGCAGCGGCGCAAACGCCGTGCCTTGGTTGGTCTCTTTGATGTCAACGGCAAAGGCAAACCGCGCCGCCGATGATTTGGCGGCGGGGATGGCGGAAACGGTATAAGTCCCGCTTGGGATGCCGCTCAGGCGGCCTTTTTCATAGTCCGCTTGGATGATGTTGTCGCCGGAGACCAACTGCCCCTGCGCATTGTCTTTGTAGTTGCCGATTTTGATGCTGCCCGGCAGGAGCGAATGGGGCATCGTCAGCGTACCGCCCGATACATAACCGTGAAACACCTGTTTTTCAGGCGCGGCAGCCACCCACATATCGCCCGCAACGGGATATTGGTCGGCATACGGCGTCTCCACCGTCGAAGTGGGAACCAGCTTTTCGTAAATGCTGGCAACCGTCAGCGACGCATCGCCCGCCTTAAGGTCGTCTGAAACGGGTTTGACGCCGTAATAGCTTGCCGAATCGGCGACCTGCGTTTCCAAAATCTTGACCTTGTTGCCCGCATAGCCCTCGACGGGGTAGTCCACGCCGTCAAAGTCGCGCGTCAGCGGGTTGGTCGTCTCCATTTTGACGACGCGGCGGCGGATTTCTTTGGTCTGCCCACCAGCCGAGGGGATTTCAAACGTCCGCATTTCGTGCGTCAGGTTGGCGATGCGGAAATATTCGGTAATCCGTTCGGTCTTGGCATTGGTTTTGTCTTCGTATTGTAAGCAATACCGCTCGCCCACTTTAGGCAGCGGGGCTTCTTCGCGCTGATATGCCTGCACAAGGCGCACGCCCGCCAAATGGCGACCCATCAGCGTCATGCGACTCTCCACCGTCGGCACGGAATACGCCTCAATACGCGGCATAATATCCGCGCGGCTCTCGCCGTAGTTGCGCGCTTTAAACGCCAAAAAAGACACGTTCTCAGAAGTCGGTGGCTCGGTAATGACGAAATGCCCGCCATAGAGCGGCTCGGAATCATTGCGCAATACGGCAGGGTAGAGCAGGCGCGCGTCCAGGCTGCCCATTGTGCGGTCAACGTCCGAGACGGGCGGGAATATCTCGTTATCCTCGCCAGTCAGCGGCTGACCCACCATCAAACCGCCGCCGTCAGGCGTGTCGGTCATGCGCTGGCTGGGGTAAATCTGCAAATCCTGTTGCGTCAGGCGCGTTGTTTTTTCCATTTTGAAACCTTTTTAAATCCTGTTTAAACCTGCTTTCAGACGACCTTAAAACGTCATCAGGCAGAGTTTGGCGGTGTATCGCTCGCTGTCCGCCTCGGGCGTCGAGTACCGCACCGGCTCGACGTTGCCCAAAGCCGCATCATGCGTGCGCCAAATGACATTAAATTCGCGCCCGTCGTAATGGGACAACGTCATTTCCAATTCGGGGACGTCCGTCCAGTCGCGCAAAGTACGCAAAGACCCCAAGTCCAGCCATACCCAATCGCCCGACAACGTAATCGGGCGACCGTTTGCCTTAATTCCCTGCTGGATGACTAAACCGCCCGACAGAGTGCGCTGCGGCGCGGCCTGTGCCACCTTGTTCCAACCAAATTCATCCTCCCAGCGCATATCCTGCGGCAGGCGGACGCTTGCGCCGGTGTCTTTACGCTTTAAAATCCAATCGGCCATTTCAGACGACCTTTGCCTAAATATAAAACCCCATTAAAGCAAAAGCCCCGAAAATCGGGGCTTGGCATGGTTGCAGTCGGGTTTGTATTTGCCGCTTGGATTAATTCGTCCGCTTGAACGAGTTTTCCAGTTGCGTCATCAGGCTGCCGACCGCCTTGTTGGCGACTGCTTCGTCACGTTGCGCCAAAAGGCGGTTAAGCTCGTCAGTATTGACGTTGACCTGCGGATTGACGATTTGCTGCAACTGACGCGCCACGTTATTGCTGCCGCTTGCCGTGTTTTGGCTGCGGGCGCGTTCCTGCGCGGCAGATTCGGCGCGCTTGTTGCGTTGGCGGTCGTAGATTTGCTGCTGCAATTCGATTTGACGCTGGTATTCGCGGGCAATGTCGCCCTGTCCCAGTTGCTTGGCGTTTGCCAGCTTCTGATTCAATTCGCGCAGCTTTTTCTGTTGCTGCAAAGCGTAGCCCGCTTCGGCGTTGCCGTTGAGTTCGGCAAGCTCTGCCTCAAGGGCGCGGGTTGCGTCGCTTGCCTCTTGGCGTAGCGCGTTCAGACGACGTTGCGCGTCGGCAATCGCATTTCGGAACTTGGTCAGCTCGGTATTGCCCAGCTTGTCGGCAGCCGCCGCAGCCGCACTGGCTGCATCGTTCAACACACCCTGCGTCAACGCACCCTGCGCCGTTGCGTCGCTCAACCGCTGCATGGCGGAGTTGGCAAGATAAATCTGCTGGGTGTAGTCCTTCATTCGCCCGATTTGCAGCGTTGCTTCCATACCGATTTTGACGCCCCTGAATTTTTGGTTCATCAATTCAAGCTGTTCGTTGTTGAACTTGACGTAGCCACCCGTCTGACTGAGCCGGTAGCCGTAGTCGGTTACGGCTTTGGCGGCTTTTTCGGTCGCTGCCGCCGCCTTTTCCGCACTCGCCGCCGCATCGTCGTTTGCCTTGACCACCTTGCCGACGGATTGGGCATGGCTTTCCGCCGCCTGCGCGCCTTTGTTGTGGGCGTTTTGGGCGGATTCGCCCGCCTGTGCGGCCGTATCGTTCAGCCCTTGATAGGCGGCTTTGGCTTTTTCTGCGCCGCCTGAAGCCGCGTCACCCAAGCGGGCAAGCTGATCCTGTGTCAAAAGTGCCGCATCGCCGCTGGCTTTGAGTTGGTGTTGGAACTCGGCGAACTCCTCCTTGCTTTTGAGTTTGCCCATCATCTGTTCAAACGCCGCCTGCATCAGTTTGGCATCTTTCTGACCGGCAGCCGCCGCCTGTTCGGACGCGTCCTTAAAGTCGGCAAACGCCTGACGTGCGTCGCTGCTGATGCCCGTCATCACGGCTTTGCTGTCGACGCCGATTTTGGCGAATGCGTCAGCAACCTTATCGGACGCGACGGGCGCGGCGTCGCCGATTTTTTTGATTTCCTCGGCGGTCATGCCTGCCTGCTTGCCCGCGTCTTCCAAGGCGGCTTTCAGTTTTTCGACCGCTTCGGGGCTGTCCATCTGCTTTAACGCAGCCTGAAATACACGCGACATTTGGTCGGCATCGTTACCGAACTTATTGGCAGCGATGGAAAAGTTGGCAATCCCTTCCGATGCTTTCTTACTCAGACCGGTGGTGACTTCTTCCGCCGTCAGCCCCAAAGATTCAAGGGCTTTCTGCGCTTCGGCAAGTTCGCCCGTATCCGCGCTGATTTTGATGTTTTTCTTATCCAGCTCGGCTTTCAGTCCGGCGGTTTTATCGCGCACGTTTTCCAGCTTGACCGCCAGCTCGCTGTAAAAATCGCCAGTTTCGCGCCCGTCGGCACGCAAGGCAGCCATACTGCGCTCCAACGCAGCTTGTTCGGCAGCGGAGGCACGATATTCGGCTTGCAGGGCTTTGACGGCGGCGGCTTCCTCTTCGGCTGCCTTTTTCTTGGCGGCAGCGGCTTTTTCGGCGGCTTCAGCAGACCGTTTGTTTGATTCTTCCAGTTCGCGCTTGATTTCGGCGTCAGTTTTGAAAAATTCGTGATATTTATCCAAACTCCCCGTCGTTAACAGGCTGTCAATCATAGCTATCGGACGCGCCATCTCGTCAAACACTGCACGAAGACCAGGAATATGTTCGTACAAATCCTGAATAAACCCTCCGACTGCTTCTCCGACAATCGTTGCCGTCGTACCGATAATGCCCCATCGGGCAACAAGGGAAGACAACCCCGAAGCCAAACCAGTCAACCCTTTTGATTGTGCCGCGACACCTGCTGATGCAATACTCCCGTATTCTTTAGCCGCCAAACCGGCTTTACCATATGAAACGGTCAACGCATCGACAGCAGTTTTTTGAGACACCAAACTTTTCAATGCAGCAGCGCCACCAAGACGCACAACTGCAGAATACGCCTCCATTGCAACACGGGCGGCAGCAAAGTAAACCGCCAGCTTGGACAATACCGGAAAATCTTTTGTGAAATCGCTAATTGCCGTTGCAACCGTCTCAACCGTGGATGCCGTTATTCTTAAAATAGGCAATAAGGCATCACCCAGCTCTCCCGCCATATTGGAAACTGCTGCCTTAGCCTTATTAATTTGCCCTTCGGTAGTATTTAATGCAGCTGCCGCCTCCTTCTGCATCGCGCCTTGTATTTGTGCTTGGTCGTTTACCAAGCCCAAAGCCTTTTCATATTCACCAAGCGATCCGACCAAGAGGGCAATGTCGTCGCTGTATTCCGTGCCGAAGAGTTGCGAGAGCGTCAGGGCGCGGCTTTGTTTGTCCAAGCCTTCGAGTTTATGCAGGAACTCGGTCAGAGCCTGTTGCGGGTTCGCAGCGATGTTTGCCGCCATCTCGTCGGCGGACGTTCCGATGGATTGCAGCGCATCTTGGAAACCTTTGCCTTGGCTTTGCGCGGTTTGCAGTTTTTGCAACAGCGCATTGATGGCGGTAGCCGCCACTTCGGGCGGTTTGCCCAAAGCGATAAAGGCGTCGGCAAGCGCGGCGGCTTCGTCGGCGGCAAGTCCGAACTGTTTCGCCGTACCGCCGATACGCGCCATCGCCGCAACAATGTCTTTTTCACGCGCGGCAGTATTGTTGCCCAAAACGTTGATGGCATCGCCGAGTTTTTCCACTTCACCGATCGGAAGCTGGAACACGTTGGCAATCGTTGCGGCGGCATTGCCTGCTTCCTCAGCCGTCAGGCCGAATGCGGTTGCCATAGTCGCGGTAACGCGTGCAAATTCATCCAACTTATCGGCAGCAATACCTAACTGACCGCCGGCGGCAACGATTTCAGCCATCTTCTCCGGCATCATGCCGAACTCTACCGCCAGTTTTTTAACTTGCCCGCCCAACTGTTCGATCTGTTCAGGAGTGCCGTCCACGACTTTCCGAACACCTGCCATTGCGCTTTCAAATTTCACCGCCTCACGAGCAGCGTACGTCAGCCCGGCAGCACCACTCGCCACCCCTCGGAACTCATTGGCAAAGTCGGCAAGTGTAGGACGCAAATCTGATAAGCTCTTATTCAACTGGAACACTTTATCGTTATAGCGGGCTGTTGCACGGGAGAGTTCTTCCTTGGTTAACGTGCCGCTATTTTTCAAGAGGTCATAGCTTTTCTTAAGCTCCTGCAGCTCACGCAAGGCTTTCTCATCGGTATCGATACCAAGTTTGATTTTTGCATCGGCAATGGCTTTAAGTTCCGATGCCTCGGCTGATAATTTGTCCAATCTTGCCGTTGCATCCGCAGTGGTAACAGCAAGCCTTGCCTCTTCGGCGGCAAGGTTTTTGACGGATACGCCCGATACCGACATCCCATCGCGGGCGGCATACAGCTTGCCTGTCAGCTCGGTTTCGCTTCTTGCCAACCGTTCGGATTCGGCACGCAGTTTCGCCAAATCCGCTTGCTGTTGCTGCGTACCGCCGCCGCGCATGGATTTCTCCAACGTCGCGGTCAGCTCGTCCAGCGCGCGCATTTCTTTGGCGGTGTTGTCCAATTCCGCCGACAAAGCCTTATATTCCGCAATCGCCGCCTGCTGTGCTTGAGCTTTCGCCAGCGTCGCGCCCAGCTCTTTCGCTTCTTCCGTCAGTTTGCCCGTATCAATGCCCGCCGCCTCGATGGACTGCGCCAGCGCGTCGATGTGTTCGGCACCGGACACGCCCGCCTTAATCTCTAAACCTGCTTGAATATTCGCCATTATTTTGATACCTTTGCTATTTAAAATAAATAATCTTACTTACAGTCAGCATATGAAACATTTGCAACCCTACTACAAACAGGCAATCCGCCAGATTCTTTCAGAAAACAGATTGTCCGCACTGTTTGATGTCGACCAAATTTATGACGTACTGTGCACCTTTCCTACTCCCCAAACTGCAGCAGACCATATCTGCACGCTTCGGAATAACGAAAATTTCACATGGAAGAAATTGGAAAAATGCCAAGAAATAGCCCGTAAGGAAGGGTGGAGAAAATTTGAAACACCAAATCCTAGAAATAAGTACCGAATCCTTTTACAGGCTGCTTCTTCGCGGGCATCAAACCTTAGAATTGCAGCAGAAGCCAAAGTCAAATTGACGAGAAACCTTAGCTGGGAAACATACGTTTCGCAGGCAGACTTGATCGATGAAAAAATGCTTGTTCTATTTTCCGAACATTACAAACTCCCAAAGCTACCTCCATTTTTCCCGTGCGACTTATCCATACTTTCTACACGAATGGTTCGAAAATCATGAAAACCCTCGCTCTAACCATACTTTTCGCCGTCGGCGCATTCTTCGGTTTCGCCGCGCTGTATCTCGGTTTCGATATGTTGGCGCACATCCGCGACATGAAACTGCTGGAATTTTTCGCCTTTATGGCCGTCAGCGGATACCTGATTAAATCAGCCCTGTATCGGTTCTAATCTGTTTTAAAACCCGTTTAAAAAAAGGTCGTCTGAAACTCCACGCCGCTGCGCCTACACGCAGAAGCTCGTTTCAGACGACCTTTTTGCCGTTTATCGGACAGCCCGACCGGCGAACCCGCCAATCCGCATAAGCCGCCCGAATCTTTAGTTGTTGTACGACGTGAAGGAATAAGTCGAGGTCTCGCCCGAAGCCAACACTGCCGTGCCTTTAAATTCGGCTTCGTTAAAATCGTCACCAAACCAGTCGATACTGCCGTCCGCAGCCAATACGGCATGGGGGATGTGCAGGATACCCGCCTCGCCGGTAACGCGGTTGCGGCCGTCGACATAGATTTCCAAGTCCAAGCGGGACAAGGTGGCCGCGGATACTTTGTAGCCGCCCGATGCACGGGTTTTGTATTCGACGGTAATGTCTTCGCCGTCGTTGACGGTGTCGGCAGTAGGCAGGACGGTAATCATGCCCAAGGCGGCATTAATATCCAAATGCTTGGCGTCGACATTGGCTTTGGACTTGTTTTTGACTTTGACGGTAGCCGGGTCGATGTTGCCGTTTGCCAGCTTGTACGCCATGCCTTTTTTGCCGATGGTTACGGTCTCGTCGGTAACGGTCTGCGCCGTATCCGCGATGACGGCGGCTTCGCCCATCAGGGCAAGCGCGAGGTTGTCTTTGTCGAAGGTATCGAGTTTCAGACCGATTTCGGTGGGTTTGACGGTTTTCAGGCTGTCGAGTGCGCTGCCGTAGGTGCCTTTTTGCTTGGACACGCGCTCTTTGGTTTCCACGCTGGTCTGCGTGGTCAGGGCGGTGGTATTGCCGATGTCGATAAAGCCCGAGCCTTTCTGATTGAGGTTGCGTACTTTAACGTCACCCTCAAAGATTAAGCCGTGGTCGTTTTGTTTTGCCATGTGGCAGCTCCTTTAGTTTGCCGCCTGCACGGTGTCGCAGGCGAATGAAATAGGGTAAAAAGCAAAGCCGTCGTTATACTCGATGGATGGCGAGGCGATGCGGCGGAAAGGGGTAACGGCATATTCGTCGCCCGCGTCCCAACCTGAAAACGCCCGTTGGATGGCCGTCAGGGTCTCGCCGACCTCGTACAGCGTGGATTTGCCGTTGGCGGTATAGCTGCGTGCCAACACAAAGGTAAAGTGCAGCGTCGATTTGAGGTATTTGCCGTTTTTCGCCTCGTCGGCAAAGGTCGAGCCGCCGTAAACGACATAGACCGCGCCGTCCAGCGGGGCGGCTTTGCGTTTCGCCGCGCCTTGGGCGAGTAGCTCGGCAAGTTCGCCGATTTCCCTGACCGCCTTAATGCCTTTGACGGTTTTCAGACGACCTAGGATTTCGGGATAGACCGCCAATAAGTTTTCATGCTGTTTTAAAGCCATATCAGACAATCAATCCTTCCAGCCAATCGGACATCAATTCGTCGATGTCCTGATAATCTTGCGAAGACAAGCCCAAAAACGGACGCGCCGGCATGTTTTTCGTGCCTTCTTGCACATAAACCGAGTAGCCCATTACCGAGCCGGTAATCACGCTTTTTGCCGATGCCTCGTGCGTAATGCTTGCCAAGAGGTTGCCGTGGTCCACCAAAATCCCGCCGCGTCCGTTTTTGGCTTGTGCCGTAGCGGGGGATACGTCCGCCCAGCGTTTGCCGTCGGGCGCAGTTTTGGTTTCGGCGATACGGCGGCGGGTCGAGGATTCGAGGATGCCGCCGATGGCGCGCAAAGGTTCTTCAAGGCTGCCCGTTAATTTGCCCGACAGACGGCTCAGGCTTTGGGCGATGCGCGATAAATTGTGTGATACCGTAATCCGCATCGCTTACTCCTTCAGCCATTCCCGCAAATCGGGCATTTCGTTGACATAAACGGCACACGTTGACGGCCTGTGGTCATCCGATACGCGGGTCTCGTCCAGCATATTCGGATTTTTGACGACCATCTTGAGCCAAGCGACCGCCGACTGATAACGCTCCTCGACAATACCCGTTACCGCGTCGTCGTAGAGGTAGTAGCGGGCGATGTCACAGACTTTGATTTTCAAAACCTGCGGCGCGGTGTTGCCGGTAAAAAACAGTTTCGCCGCCCGAAGGTAGCTTGCCGCCTCTTCTTCCGCATCGGCGATTGCCGCGTTTAATACATCTTCGTTGATGTATTCGTAGTTTTCGTGATTCGACCGCTCTGCCATCTCCTGCTCGCCGAAGCGGGTAATCATGTCTTGGATGGTAATCATGCCGTCCTCCGTTTTCAGACGACCTTTAAACTTGCCCTAAAGGTCGTCTGAAATCCGTTTAAGACATGGTCAGCGTTGCCAACAACTCGGGACGCAGCGCAATCGGCAGCGGGTTGGACTGCATGTGCAGGCTCCAGCCTTTGTCGTGCTGCAATTTCTCTCTGCTGGCGTAATACGGCAGGGCGCGAGTGTTTACTGTTGAGGCCATGTCGGCAGGTGCGAAATACTCTTTGTAGAGATTGCGGCCGACCGGCAGCAGAATCGCTTTGTCTGCCGCAATGTCGGCGTCGCTGCCGAAATGGTTGGCATACTCGATAAAGCGGATGCCTTTGTGGACAAATTCGGTCGGATTGAGCGTATCGCCTTCGCGGTAGGCGCGTGCCTCATCGTAGCGTTTGTACACTTCGAAGATGGACTTATGCTCTTTGAGCGCACTCAAAAACTCCATGCCGCAATAAACAACCCAGCCGCGCACTTGCGCACCGTTGAATTTTTGGCGTTGTTCGGACAAGAGCTTGTCCAATACCGAGCCGACTTTGGTCGTATCTTTGGACAATTCGATGTTTTGCGTTTTGCGTGTAACGCCGAAATCGGTGTTGATGTCCAAAATCACACTGCCGTCCGCATCCAAAATCTTGCCTTGCAACGCGCCGAGCATGAGGTGTTCGCGGGTGTATTCGAGGTCGGATTTGCCACCGGCCAGCTTTTCGTTGACCTTGTCCATGACCGTTGCGGCTTGGGTCGTGCCGAAAGCGCGCAGGTTTTGCACGTCATCGGCGCGGATGACGTCGTGAATCGGCAGGTGTGGGATTTTGACGGTGCGCACAGTGCGTTTCGGACTTTCGACCGACTGACCGGCCGTGCCGCGCTCTTTGCTGGCAACCAAGTGGACTTTGCCGTCTTGGAACTCAATGTCGGCATAAGTGGTGGTCAGATATTCGGGTTCGAAAATACCCAGTTCGCGGATTTGGCTTGCGCCCGGGTCGATTTTGTTGACGGCGGTGGTCAAAGCCTGCACGCCAAACTTGCTGTTATCGGATAAAGGCATAATATGTCCTTGTTAAATCGGGTTTAAAGGTCGTCTGAAATCAGGCGGCGGGTGTGCCTTGGTAAACGATGCCGTATGCGTCGCCTTCTTTTTTCAGCGCGTCCAAGGTTTTGCCGGTGGTAGCCGTTTTAACATCCGCATCGGCGACTTTTGACAGGTCGATAATGCAGTTGAACGGTTGTACTATCACTTTGCCGTCGGCTTCGTCGGTCAGCGCCACCAGCTTTTTGCCGCGCAGCGGGTACTCGACAAACTTGCCTGCCTTCGTGCCGGCATCGGCGGCAACAGCAACGCGGGTCTGCGGCGTCGCTTCGTATTTCAAAAAGTCGGAAATAGCAGGGCCGAGGATTTCGGTTTTGACTTTAGACATAAGAGCCTCCCAATAAGCCTTTGTGGCTGGCGACGGAGAACTTGCCCTCCGCCTCGCCGGTGTGTTCGGATTCGCCTTTGCCTGCGCCTTCGCTCAACAGTGCGGGCGGCACGACAGACTGGGCAGCTTTCGGCGTCAAATCGGCAATCATGGCTTCAGCCGCCGCAATATCGGCAGACAAAAGCACGGTCATGGTTGCGTCGGACAAGCCTTCAAACTTGCCGTCTTCGCCTTCTTTGAAACCTGCGGCGGACAATTTCGCCTTGACTTTTTCTTTCTTGGCAGCTGCTTCGGCTTCTTTCAGTTTTTTCTCTGCTTCGGCTTTTTCAGCCTTGAGCGTATCGACTTCCGCCTTCAGGTCGTCAAACGCTTGCTTTTCTTCGGGGGTCATGGACATGGATAACTCCAAAGGTTGTTTAAAAATATCCGGCAAGGGGCTGCCGTCCGACAACACCACCGCCTCCGTCTCACTGTCCACGCCGACGGCGGTAAACGACACCTCGCGGATGGTGCAGCGGCGCAAAATCACTGCTGGACCCGTTACCTCGTTGCCGTTGATGGACAATACCGCGCCCGCCGCCAGCTCCTCGTAGGATTCCGCCTGCGCGTAAACCGACATTTCCCAAGGAAAACCTTGGTCGGCGGCTTCGGCAATCTGCGTGCCAAACTCGTTGGACAACAGACTGCCCTCGGCAATCAGCCCGTCCGCCGTTACCGACAGGCTGCACACGCCCGCCATTTTCAGCGGCGAATGCTCCAGCAGGACGGGGACGGACGCTTTGTGCGACAGCTCCGCCAAATCGACGACGGTTGGATAACCGCCGTAGCCGAACGGCTTGCCCGAATTAGCGACGCCTTTAAAGGTACGCACATCATCCGCACGGGTCGCCAAGGCAACCGGCAGCGCGGCGGACAATTTGATATTGAGGGGTGATGTTTTCGTATTCATAGCCGCCATTGTGCAACGCATGACGGCAAACAGACGGCGGCATGACTTCACTTCGCCATCCGAAATGAAAAAGGCCGCCCGAAACCGTATTTCAGGTTTCAGACGACCTTTGAAAATCCTCATGCGTAAAATATGAAAATACCCACTTTAAAACCGCTTTAGAATCGCGTCAGATTGATTTTTAAGATTCTGGCGGGAGTTTGCCTATCTTTGGCATCCGACCCGCCTAAAATCGCAAATTTAGGGCATATCCAAAAATGCAGACGGCGGCGGTTTGAAAAACGTTTTCAGAGGGCTTTTAGGGCTGCGTCAGATTGCATTTAAACTCTCGGACATATCTTTGCCCACCCCGACCGATAAAACGCGCTAAAACGCGAAATTTGAGCGGTTATGAAAAAAGGTCGTCTGAAACGGTTTCAGACGACCTTCGGGTTATACAGGTTTAAATCTCGGATCAGCTTCAAGCGCGGCTTTTAAATCGGACTTGTACGGCTTAATCCACTCGGACTTTTCTGCCGCCTCAAGTATCCATCCGTACACATTGGCAAATGCCTGCGCGGACAAATCCGCAATCGAAAATACGCAGCCCGAAAACTCGCCCTGCATTTGGTCGGCTGCCTCCTTGTCAATTTCGGCAAGGCGCGGATATAGATAGTCCAACAATTCGGACGGGGCGGTTTTCCCGCCTAAAAATACTTTTACTTCGCGGCTGACATACAGTTCAGACGGCATGACTTACTCCGATATTTTTACCAATAAGCGGACTTTATCCCGCTGTTCTTTCGGCAATGATAACACATACTGCAACAATTTATGCCGGTTCGCCGCATTCAGGTGGCGCAAATCAAGCGGGACAATATCGGCTTTATCAAAATGTTCCTGAATCTTATCGACCTTAATATTCCACGCCCCGGCGGTGTGTGCAAAATAACGGTTCATCAATTCCGCACGGTCGGGATTTTCGGTAAACATAAAATCCAGCGTTACCCATTTCTCACGGGGCAGGTCGTCTGAAACAATCAGATAATCGGCTTGACCCTTACCTTTCTCCACGGGTAAATCGAACACTTCCAGCCTATCCCCCGTTTCAGCCTGCCACGCTGCCGCAGCTCTCGCTTCGTGGTCTTTGGTATTGTTGGCAGACTGCTCTTTTGTCAGCCTGCGCACTTCTTTTCCCGACACCTTATCCGACAAAGCCAACACCGCCACTTTGTCAGACGGCACGCTATACCGCTTGTCCAACCACGCCTCGCGCTCGGCAATCATGGCGGTCAGTGCCTCTTCGCCGTTGCGTTCGCCAAACAACGCGTCCATCGCGCCCAGCCTGTCGCCGTGGTTATGCGCAAAGCTCGGCGTAATGTCGTCGGGAATCAATACCTTTTGACCTGTGCGCGGATTGGTAAACTCGACCATATCCACATCAGGCTCGCCGCTGATGCCCTCGCGTTCCGCCTGCCGACGGGTCAGGGCGGACACTGAACATTTACAACCGTAGCCGTTGGGCGGAAAGATGACTTTCCAAATGTCGTGGTCAACCGGCAGGACTAAGCCGTAGTAGCGTTTATGGCTGTCGCGCGGATGCCCGGCGGCGGAATGGTTGTAGCGCAAATACGGTAGGGCTTTTTTGTTTGCCTGAATCCGCTGCCATTGCCCCGCCGCGAAGGCGGTCTGCATATTGGTATTAAAAATGGTTTTCAGACGGCGCGTACTGCCGAGCTGTACCAATTTCGGCTCGCCGTCCAGCGGGTCGGTCATTACTTGCTCGCCCCACCAGCCTTTCGCCATCAAATACGGTTTTAAACGCTTTTTAAAATCGGCGAATGCCGTACCGTTTTGCTGCGCGGATTCGATGGCATCTTTGACTTCGGCGAGCATATCCGCGTCCATCATCTTGGCGACGGTAAAGGCAAGGCTGTGCTGGTACAGCCATACATCGTAATGACTGAATCCGGGCAGGATTTTCTTGGATTTGAAATGCTCGAAAGCGGCTTTATCGACCAAGCCGGCGAAGCTGTATTCAATCCCGTCCATCGTCCGCTCCGTCAGCCCAAGCCGAAAGGCCGTCTGAAACCAAACGCTGAATTAAGAGATTGTCGCCCTGGCTCAAATCAAGTTTGGACAGCTTCGCCTCAAATTCGGCGTAGTCTTTGCAGTTTTCCAACAAACCCAACACCGCTTCCATTTTCGGACGGGCGATTGCCTGCTCCGCCGTATCGGGCGCATTACGGGCAAGACCGTCAGACAGGCGCAGGCTGAATTTGGCGGACGCAGGGTTTTCAGACGACGTTTTCGGATCGCGCAGCTCGAAATGTTCCGGCTCGAAGCCCAAGATGTCGCGGTAGTAGGTCTCGGTCAGTATGAGTTGTCCCGTATCCATATACATCTTGTCGCGTTCGGCGCGGGTTTTATCGACCTTGATTTCGTCTTCAAACTCGAACCATACACCTTTTGGCGCGTGAATCGGCTTGCCGTAGGCGTTGTTGACCATCACAAGCGCGTCGATAAAGTGCTGCGCCGCGCGGGACAAAAGGGCAAGATATGCGCCGATGCGCTCGTCGCGGTTGTTTTCTTCGGTCTCCTGGCTCGCTCGGCTGGCGGTCTCAAGGTCGCTGGTTTTGACCTTGCCCAGCAGTGTTTTTTGGATACGCGCATTGGCAAGGTTTTCCAGACGGCGGAATGCCTGACCGTCCGCGCTGTTTTGCAGCATCATCACATCGTCCTCGCGGTCGATGCTCAACGCGCCGCCGGAGACAAAACGGTAAAAACGGCTCATGAAGCTATTGTGGTCGTCCTCGCTGTTGGCTTGGATTTTGGCAATCAGATAAGGCTGGGCATAGCGCGTGATGAATTGCGCCGCATAGACAAAGCCTTTTTTACGCAACGCGACGGGGGCATACAGCCGCGCCGCCGCCATTTCTCCCGCAGGATTGGTCGATGTTGCGCGGTGGGCAATAAAGAGATACAGCACATCCGTATTGCAAGTCTCTTCGCCTGCGATTCCGCGATACACCAGCGAGCCGTCGCGGTAGGGGATATATTTCGCCAGTTCGCCGCTCTTGTTGCTGATGTGTTTAATCGTCAAAAAGCCGTCGGGTTCGGGCTGATAGACATAACGCCCCACGCCGTATCCGCCCAGCCGCGCCGTCAGGACGATTTCGGCAAGCGCGGGCAAATGGCGTTTCAGCGTTTTCCACAAACGGTCTTTGTCTTCGTCACTCAAGTCCTCGCCATAGATTCGCCAAGATTTATTCTGCATGGCGGAGTGTAAATCCTCCAAACAGGCGGCGACCTCATCGTCGCCCGCTACCGCGTCCAATGCCTGCTGCCTGTCCACGCCGAGGCGCGAAAGCAGAGCGTCCGTGCCTTCCATGTTAGAGAACAGGCTTTCCAGCGCGTCTTCTGTCGCGCTCGTCAATGTCTTGATGGCGGTTTTCCGTGTTGCGCTTTTAATCAATCCGAACATATTTTTTTACTCCAAAGGTCGTCTGAAAACGGTTTCAGACGACTTTAAAATCAATACTCTTCGCCGCGAGCTGCCAAAAAACCTTCAATTTCAGCGACAATAAAATGTAGATTTAATAGCCGCCCAGCCTTATAGCAGGAGACAACCTCTTGCAGATGTGCAATCGCTTTATCCAAACCACGCTCGAGGTACTCAACATCCTCTGTCAGCTCTTTTTCACGAGCGGTTATACGTTCTCTCACATCACACATTTTTAAATCTCCAACATCGGCGCAGGCAAATCAATCGCCCGCGCCCTGTTTGATACATTGCCCGTCGTTGCCGCCATCCACAGCATATGTAACGCGTCGGGGCCGTCGTCGTGGTCGGCTTTCGGGAAGTGGCGCAACTGGCTAATCAGTGTCTTTTGGTCGGGGTTGAGCAAAATCAGCCCGTTTGCCATATGTGGCTGTAAGGTCTCAATCCGCAACATCTTGTCCGATGACGGCTTGATACCGCGCACGGGGATATGCACACCCGAACGCGCCCCGCGCTTAATCAGCTCATCCTTAAGAAACTCTTGGAATTGCACCGTCTCCACGACCCACAACACCGGCTTGACCCGCGCCTCTTTTTGGATGCGGATCACGTCCTCGATAATCAAATCGGGCAGGCGTTTTTTGACTTGGGCGACGGTTACAAACAGCCGCCCCGTCGATTTTTGATAACCGCCGACCAAAATCGCCGACGGGTCGCGCCCCGCACCCGCTTTACCCAATGACGGGTCGAGCGCGCCGTAGTACACCAAATCGTCGGGCAGTTCAGACCAGTATTTGATGTTTTCGGCAAACGGCGCATCTTCGCCGCTGACCGGGTCGTTTTGATACTCGCTGTCAAACGTCGCATGGCCGTCGCGGGCGCGGATTTTCATCAGTGCCAACACACCGCGAGCCGCCCAAGAAGTGACCGCGCCACGCTCCATCTCATCTTTGTTGGCGAGATAAAACGCCTGCGCCACCTCTTTGCCGTCGTTGCGGTAAAGCTCCTCCCATCTGTCCCACAAATCCATGCGGTCAGGCCATTCGAGCATGGCTTTAAACTTGGTCGCGTGCCAAAACGGGTTGTTCAACGTGCGGTTCAACACGCTGTCGTAGTGCAGGATGGTGCCGATATAAATCACGTCAAACTTCTGCCCCGCGCCACCCAAGGCGAGGACGGCTTTTTTCAGCCAAGTTTCGAGTTTGTCGCGTTGCTCGGGGTTGCGCACCTGTTCGTCGTTCTCGATATCATCGAGGACGGCGAGGTCGGGGCGGTATGGGCCGTGGCGCAGACCGCGCAACTTTTTGCCACTGCCCGCCACTTGGATTTTGACTTCGTTTGCCGTTACTGCAGTCCCCGCCTGCCAAACGCGACCCTGTCCGCAAGCCTCCGGAAAGTCGGTTTTAAGGCGCGGGTTGAACTCAAGTTCCGCCTTGATTGCCTCCAGCATGGGATAGGCTTGGTCGATACTGTCCATCACTATGACCGCGTAATGCTTGCGCCCCGTTACCACACACCAAAGCGTAAACAGTTGCGTAACCAGCGTCGATTTCGCCTCGCCGCGCGGGGCGGCGGTTGCCTCATTGATACCTTCAGACGACCTCAAGATTTCGGGTAGCCGGGAAAATAAAAACTTGTGCAGCAGCGACTTTTCAGGCGAGCGGACATAGTGCGGGAAATAGGTATTGACGAAATACTCGTACCCGTTGACCGGGTCTAATACCTTCGCCCGACGCTCTGCAATGGCGACAGTCGACGCGTCGAAGCCGTCCACCTCTGCCTCAATGATTTGGCGGAGTTGGGCGGCGTATTCGGCAAGCGACTTTAAAAACTCTTTGGACTTCATGTTTTATTCGTAATAGTGGACAACCGGCTTTTTCAGCGGCTTTTGATCAACCATGAAACAAAATGGCAACGGCTCTCCTGTTTTCATTTCATTCATAGCGGACATAAAGTAAAAAAACTGGTCGGCGAGCCAAAACAACGGCTCCAGCTTATAGCGCGGCGCAACTGCCGGCACTTCGCTATCCCAATCTGCAATCCAAATCGGGCAAAATAAAAACCAACCTTTATGCGTGTATTCAACTTTTTGCATATCGCTTACCTGTATTTCTTTTCAATTTCCACACCCAGTGGCTCAACCAGCTCGACATAAGCCTGCAAGTGTTGCGGGTATCGCTCTTTGACTACTTCGCCAAACAATTCCAACACCTCAATCGCCGTCGCCAGTTTTGACGTTTCCGGCATCACTTTGGCGTTCGCGGCTACGGTCTTGGTAAACGCGTCGGACAGGCTCGCCAACAGTTTTGCGCGCTCGGACGGCATCAGCTCTTCAATCGACGTATCTTGCAACATCGTCATCGTTGACTGGTACTGCACCAAAAAACCCGCCAGCAGCGAACGGCTCAAGTCTTCGATGCCGCCGCCCGCCAAGGTGTAGGCTGCGCGTACTTTGTCCCAATCGTCGCCGGTCTCTTTGGCGGCGCGTTTCCAGCTACGGGCGGTCGCGGTCGGGATTTCGCACATCATCGCCGCGATTTCGAGCGTCTGCCCGTCGCTGACGTACAGCCTGCGCAGCTTTTCGCGGGTTTCTTTTGGGTGTGCCATTTTAAAATCCCAGTTTGGCGCGGACAGTCATGATGGCGGCAGATACCAAACCACCTGTAATCGCTCCGGACGCACTGCCTGCAATGACTGCCGCCTTGCGCGTATCCTTATGGATTTGCGCAATTTCGGCTTTCATTTCGGTTTGGTTTTTCAAGGTTTCGTCAGTCTTGGCCTCAATACGCGCCAAGGCTTCTAAAATCGGGTCGCTCATTTGTCCGCTTTCCTGTCTAATTTTTCATTCATTTTTTCAAGTTTGTTTTCGATGCGCTCCAAAGACGCCGCGATATTTTTGCGGTCGGCTTGGGCGTCCTGCTTGGTGTGGTAGGAGAGCTTGACCGCGTGCAGCTCCTCTTTAAGGTTGTCGATACGCTTGTCCGCCTCTTTCAGCCGACCTGAAATGCCGTTGACCCAAAACCAAAACGCGGCAGTCGCAATCGGCCACAGGGTTTTAAAACCAAATTCAAAGTCCATTTAAAACCCCCTTAAACCGGCACATCGCCAAATACGATACGGACGGCATAGCCTTCAGGATGGCGACTCGCCACTTCAAATTTTCCATCCCCCGAAAAAATCAGGTAATACGGCGACACCGCAGAATAGACAGCCGCTTCCGCGTTGCCGTCAAACTCCACGCAAAAGGTCGTCTGAAAATCCTTATCCATGCGCACTGCGTACTCAATCCCTGCCTTATCCAACAACGAGGACACATGTTCGACAAACGGCTTTTGCTCTCTTGCGCGGCTCAAACCCAACTCTAAATCCGCATGGCGACAGGAAATCACGCGCTGCACCAACTCTTGATAGGTCGTCATTTCGCAACCTCCGACTGACTGTCAATTTTGAGTTGACTGTTGACCCAATCGCGCCAAGCCTGATTTTGGTTTTCCAGCTCCGAAACATAGCCGCCAAACTCAGCCGCGTGTTCGAGCAGCGTTGCCGTCTTGCCGTCTTTCGGCGCATTCGGGCGCACCGGCGCAACCATCAACGCAGCGGGCGGAGACGGCATGACCGCCTTTTCGACAACCTTAATTTCCGTAGCCGAGGGCGCGGGCGTAGAGGCGCAGGCTGTGAGAGCCAAGGCCGTCAATACAACCGCCGCCTGCTTTTTGGCGGTCTTGAGTAAGCGCATTTTCGATTTCCTTTTTGTTTTCCGTTTTCAGACGACTGACTTCCGCCTGCTTTTGTGCCAATGCCACACCGACGGCGTGCGCCTTGGCTTCAGATTGTTTTGCTTCGTCGCGGGCTTGCTCCAGCTCGCGAGCGTAGTTTTGAGCCGACAGCCTCAAGGCCTCCGCCTTGCCTTTTTCCATCTTGTCGATGACTGCTTGCTGTTTGTTGTATGCCGTCTCGTAGCCTTGCTGATACGATGCCGCCAAAATCAGCGCCAAAATGGCAGCCAAGCCACTCAGCACCCATTTATTCGTCAACAGTTTGAGCGTCATTCTCGACCTCCTGTCGCTTCACGCTGACAAACGAGCGCGCCACGGCGTATCCGCCCACGATGCCCAAATACACCGCCCAAATTTCCGCCGACGGATCGGGCAACATCACAAATTTAACCGTCCCCGCCGCGCAGGCGACGTTTGCCCACAGTTTCGAGTGCGACACATTACCTGTCGCAGGGTTTTTAAAAATGTCGAAAATCCGCATATTTATTTCACACTCCCGTTTTGCAGATGCCGTTTCAGCATTTCCCGATAATTGGCAAGTTCGCTCTCCGCAAATTCAAATGCAGCCAAATCTGCCTGTTCTCTTGCCTCGCGGCTTTGTCGCGACCATTGCTCAATCATCTTTTCATAAAACGCAACCTGTCCCATGACTAACGACGGTTCTTGCGTTTACGCGCCGCACGTTTGGCGGCTGCCACGCCTGATTTACCCAAGCGCAGGCTCGGATGTTGTTTCAGATTGCCCACGCGGGCAGATTTAATCTCAAATTCAGGAACCAGCGGTTTCAATGTCGCCAATGCCAAAGCAATCAAAGACTTTTTCATGCCTCGCTCCTGCTCATTGCCGCACCGCCCAATGGCAGGTTGTAACGCTCCGGAGTGGGATCAAGAGGCGCACCGCCGACAGACGGCCATACATACGCAGCCACGCGGGACGTCGGAAATGCCGCGATGCTGACGCGATTGCCTTGATTACCGCCCAAAACCAACAGATTGCCTGCCTTGTCCTTGCCGACAACAAAACCAACATGACCGCCGCCTTGGCGCGTAAACACGACCAAACAGCCGTAAGCAGGCTTGGTAAGGCGTTTACCGCAAAAAGCATATTCTTTGGCGCGCATCCAATCCTTCGGGATGTCTCGGTTACCGGCTCGCAGACAATGGGCTGCGAATACGCCGCACCACGGCGTCTCGTCGTCTTTCCACCAAGCTTTCAGCCCGTGCAGCCAATTCAAAATGGTCGGATTGTGGTTTTTACCGGGGATTTCTGTCAGACCGATATACTTTCGCGCTTCAGCCACCCAAGGGAGTTCTTTTTGTTGAGCCATAAATACCTCAAATGGATAATTTAAAAACAAAGGATAGTTTGAAAACCCCATTAAACCCTTTCAGACGACCGCCAAGCCCCGTCAGGCTTGCATTCAGCGGAATAAAGGCAAAAAAAATCCCCGCCCGAAGGCAGGGGAAAAGGTCCACTCTCAACACAAGCACAACAAAAACTAAGCCGCAAACAAATCCGCCTGCGCCCTTGCCGCCGCTTCGCGGTCAGCTTCTTTCAAAATGTATCGGATATTCCGCGTCGACAGCTTATGCGCCAACACCAGCTCGCGCACAATAAACAAATCACTCAAACCCTCCGCGCTCATTGCATCATACTGGCGGCGGATGAATCGGTTTCGCAGCTCGCGCATCGCGTCCCAACAGCGCGGGATGGCAAGGAAAGGCTGCCCAACATAAGCACGCTCCAACCGCCCCGCAGCCTCCTCGCCGATGTCCTCGACCAGTTGTGCGTGTAAAATTCGACTCTGACGCGTATTGCGACGGCGGTTGGAAATCGGGTAATTCGTCCCGCCCCAAACCTTAACCATGTGGAACGCCGCCTCCAGCCCGATGACCGTAATCAGCGCTACCATACTATGCGGCAGCAGATGTTCCACATCCTTGAAATCCTGCTCCGTCATCTCCCAATTTAAACTCATCCCGTTTTCTCCTTTTTCTTGCGGTTCGCACTAATCTGCAAAGCCGCCACCAACTTGTGCATATTGCCGTCGGACAACCATTCCACGCGGTCAACCTTAAACATTCTTCGCGCCGTGCCGTGCGCATAATTCCAAGTCCAACCGTTATCCAGCAGCAGGGCTTCGATTTTGCGCATCATCGGGTCGGCAGACTCGCGGCGGTTCGGTCGTTGTCCCGCCGTCTTTTTCGGCGCGAACCCATGTTGGCGCAAATCCTCGACCACGCGCTCCAGCTCAGGGATACTGCACTCAGTACACGACCGCTTACCCGTCACACGCTCCAAGACCGCGCGATACGTCGCATCATCCAAACCAAGCTCTTTTTGAGCGATTTTAATTTTCGCAATCAACGCACGGCGCATTTCAAACCCCTAAAACACAATATATTGATTAATTATCGCATATTATACAGATAAAATACTATATGTTGTAGTAAGCCACTGTTTTTTTACGAAACGGACAGGCATAAAAAAGGCCGTCTGAAACAGGTTTTAAACTGTTTTCAGACGACCTTTTAAACATCAGCGGCTTTAACGGTTCACCGCGTCTTTCAAAGCCTTACCTGCGCGGAATTTAGGCGTTTTTCGTGCTGCGATGGTCAGCGGTTCGCCCGTTTGCGGGTTGCGCCCCTGCCGCTCAGGCTTGCGTTGCGCTTCAAATGTACCGAAACCGGCAATGCTGACCTTGCTGCCGTTGCGCAAATGGGCTTTTACGGTGTCCAGCAGCTCGTCGATAAGCCTCGCCGCTGCGGCGGCAGGAATGTCGGACAAGGCGGCGGCCTGTTTGACCAGTTCGGATTTGTGGACGGTTCGCTTGTCGTACATGGTTATTCTCCCAGTTGGTTGCAGATGTCTTCCGCGTCGGTTTCGCTGATTCGGTTTTCTTCTTGCATATCGATGCTCCTTGTGTTGATGCGGCAGGCCGTGCCGCGCGGTTGGTTTATAGTTTCAGACGGCCTCAACCGAGGCCGCCGGTGATTTAGGCCAATTCCTGCTCGGTCGGCTCGATGACAAAATTCTCAAGCCCCGACACAATCTTAATTCCCGGCACTTGGCCGTCTGAAAAACGCTCTTTTTGATTCAGGATGGCGTCTTTGTCGATTTCCTGCTTGGTGCGGATAAAGCTTTGATATGCCGTTTTTTCCGACATCCAAGCCAAGACGGCGGCGACGCCTGTTACCTTGACGCTAGGCGGACGGATGCGCCATTTGACGAGTCCCGTTACAAAATCCACCGTCTTGGTCTTGCCGTTTTCCGTCAGATCGTCCTTGTGTGCCTCGCAGTAGGCGGCGACGGCGGCGGTCAGGCGTTCCGACTCGGCTTTCAACGGAGCGGCAAGCGCGGCGTATTCTTCTTCAATTACCGCTTTTTTATCTCCCGCTTCGGTTTCCAAGCGTTTGATTTCGCGGTTCAGGTCGCCAATCGTGCGGATATGCGCCGTTACTTCGGTTTTGTCTTGTGCGGCTTCGATTGCCGCCTGTTTGATACGTTGTTTAGCCATTTTCTTTTTCCTTTCTTAATTTACTTTTCGGTCTGCATCTCTCAACTGTCTTGCCAGTTGCAATGCTTTTAAATTCGTGACGGCTGCCTTCATAAATCCTTCCGTATCTCGGGCGGCATCACTGCTTACGCTGGCTAAAAATTCCCTTGTCAACGCAGCCATCAGGTCGGGAGCTTGATACTCACCGTTTAGATTGATTTCGGGCAACTCGACACGGCACTTCCCATTTTCCGAAACAATTTTAAAAACATACTCTTTCATTTCACTTACCTTTCTTGTTTAAAACTTCTCTCACTTTCGCCATTTTCAGACGACCTTTTTCTTTGTCCGGCGCGGGCTTTGCCAGCATCGCCCTTGGTATCAACCGTGGCGGCAGGTTTCGGAGCAGTTCGGCGGGTTGCGGCCATGTTTCCGTCGCCTGCAACACCTTAAACCCCGTCTGAATCCGTATCGGGTCATACTCCGGCGAGACGATTTCTTTTGTCTCCATCAGTTTCCGATACCAAATTTCCGCGACTACCGGCATATCCTGCGCGGCGGGGCGGTTGGGCAGATTAAGCGCGGCAAGTAATGCAAAGCCTGACGCGATTTCCCGTTTTGCCCAATCATCCCCCGCCCATTCGCCCAAGGCTGCCACACCTTGCCGCAGTTTTGACGGCGCGCCGCCTTCGCCCACTCTCCCTGTTGGAGAGGACTGGGGAGAGGACAGCCCCGAACCCTGCCACTGGCTGACAATCTCCAGCAAATAACCATGCGACTTTAAGGGCAGTTTCAGACGACCTTGATCGCGGGCGTTGACGGTTTCATTAAATCCGTGCAGCCAAGCCTCGGCGGGAGCGGGGGAGGACACCCCGTCGCGCTCCGCAGTCTGCGCTTTCATCATCGACAGCAGTTCGTTCAAGAGCTTCGCCGTGCGAGACCAAGAGAGCTGCGATTTAGCGGGTCTGAACAAGCCGACATAACGTATCGCCGCCTTGCCCAATTCCGCATCCATCTCCAACACAGCCCGCAATACAGCCGATGCGTCGGCATCGTTGATTAAGCTGTCCAGACTATGCACCGCCCCGCAGTTCGGGCATTTGATATTCATTTAATCACCCCAAGAATCGCCAAAAACGCCACAAGGACAACAACCAACCCAATAAACATACTGCAGGCATCCAAAACAACATCTTTAGTCCGCCGTTTAAACCAGTTTTCAATTAAGCTCATTAGTGCCAAAACTACCAGCGCCAAACCAATCAGCCCGCAGATCAAGAGATAAATCATCATTCCGGTAGTCATCACATCTCCTTCCACTCTTTCATCGCATCATCCAATGCTTCGCGGTAATTGCTTCCATAGCCTCTAATGCCATATTCGGTTAAGCTGCAACAGGTCTTCTGGCCATTTTGTTTTGAAAATTCGGCTGACCCGACTTCGATTAAGAAATCCAATCTTTCCGTATCCTTTACAGCCTGTTTAAATTTTGGGGAAAAATCCAAACCACTAGATTCTTGGTCAACAATGTCGTTATTCGAAGACAGCAAGGTATCCAATACGGTCATAATCCAAGGCAAATTGGCGTTGTCAGACTTATATTCCAAAGCTTCAAACACTTCATCCGCAGGCGCATCACTCAGATATTCGAAATCGTCTTCATCCTCTGGGTCGGCAGGTTGGTAAATCGGATTCAAACCCTGCTCAATTTTGTTTAAAAACGCGACCAGTTCCCATACTGCGTCAAGGTCTTCTTTATTTGGTTTAGCAATATTCATCACATCTCCTCCCATACTGTTATCGCCCGTGCCAGCGATTGCGCCTCGGCAGTCTTCCAAATCCCGTCCGGCGCGCGCGCGGCAATCACAAAACCCTCGCCGTCCTTTTTCATGACCATGAGTTCTCCACGGTCTTCCAGCCATTCGATTAAATCTTTTTCGTTCATTTTTCGTTCCCTTCCTTTTTCAGACGACCTTTGCCGTCCTGATCTTCAAACTGCGCCTGATATTCCGCGATTACCTGTTCGCGGTTTCGCTTCACCATAAACTTCGTCGCTCGCCGGCGGTGTTGTCCCCATGCCTGCCAATCGTTGTTCCGTCTTTTAAAGCTCATTTCATACGCTCCCTAAATTTCAAAGCCCATTCGGCATCCGCTTTGCGCGTATCCGTTGCCGTCCAGTGCTTGTTCTCCATAATGGCGGGCGCGGCAGGCCAACTGTCGCCCCAAACTGTGCGGGCGACGGCGGGGCGTCCCCATTCCAACTTTGTGCCTCGTTCTTCTCGATGCCGTTCCATATTCGCCCGAGCCTCCTTTTCCATCTGTTCTGCCCAACATTTCGCACAACGTTGGGTTCGCTTCCTTACCCCGTTTTTGTCCAAAGTCCACGCAAACGCCGATTCAGGCTTCATTTGTTTGCATACGTGGCAGGGTTTCAATTTGGTTAACATTTCCCACCCCCTTTACGGCTGCGGTATGCCGCGTCCATCCACGCTTCCAATACCTCCCGTCCTGCGACTTCCACTCTCAAAATCCCGCGCAGACGCTCGTTTTCAAGCAAGATGCCTTCCGCGTAGATAAAAATCCCGATCACTGCACCCAGCGCAGCCCCCAAAATCATCCAAATCATCCAAATTTCCATCATTTTTACTTCCCTTCTGGCTCGCGCCATCCCTTCACAATCGCCCGTTCGCCGTACTTGGCGCGGATTTCCTCGACCGCCCGTTTCAATGCCAATTTCTTGATTCGGTTCAGCCCCCGTTTAGGCCGTTTGAACTTATTCATATACAATTCCTTCCATCTTCTGCTCCACACTCATTGCCTCGTAGGCACGTTCCGTTTTCAAAACTTCCAAATCCGCCTGACGCTGCATCGCCTCGACCTTAGTCGGCTCTTTCGCAACCGGTTCAGGTTCTTGGGTGCAGCCATACAACGCCATTCCCGCCACAAAACACCACACGCCCACCGTCAAACCAACCGGCACCCACCGCCAAAAACGTGGCGCCGAAAACATCTCCCAATCAACTTTCTTCAAAATTTGCACTTTAGTTTTCCTTTAAAAACAATAACTTATTAAAATCATAGGGTAAAAAAATATATAGCCCTGTCAAAGACTTACCGTTTCAGACGACCTATCGGATAATCAATGTCGAGTATTTTTTGACGATGCCCGATTGCATTTTGATGCCGTTTTTGTTTGCCGTTCGTACCGCACCGCACATCAACTTGCTCATCCGTCGCGTATTGCCGTTGCTTTGTTTAACCAGTTCCGCAATCGTCGCGTCATCCGCTTCCGGCATCGCCGCTCTGGCAATTTCTTCCAATTCTTCATCCGGCATCGAGTCGCCCAAATTAAGCGCAACCGATACGCGGCTATAAAGTTGCACCAGCTCGCCATGCTTACCGCGCAGATTCGCCACCAGTCGGGGCATACCGCTTAAAACCAACCCGCAGCCCGTGTCGTCGTGCAGTCGGCGGATAATCTCAAGGGCGCGTAAAGGCAGGTTTTCCGCCTCATCGACCACAATCAGACGGCCCGAATCACGCAGGCGGTCAGATACAGACTCAAACAAATCATTCAGGCTGCCGACCGTTGAGACCTTCGCCGCTGCCGCCAATTTCCGCATCAAAACCAAAGCCGTAAAGCTCGGATTAGCCTCAATCAGGATGGCGGCGGGATTCTTCTCGCAGTAGTTTTTGACCGCCTGAGTCTTGCCCAAACCCGCTTGACCGTAGATCACCACTGTGTCGCCCGCTTCATGCGCATCGCGCATCACTTCAGAGATTCGGCGGGTCGTCTTGGTCGATACAAATCCCAAAACCAGCTCTTCGCGTTGCGCCTTACTTTCCTGCACCTCTAAAAACGCTTCGATTTTCGGCTCGATGGTTTCATATTTGCCGCCTTTTTCCGCGTAGTTATTATTCAAATACATACTGATAGATGCCGGAGATACCCCGATACCGCGTGCAAGCATCGTCTGATTCATCCCTGATTTGGCTTTAAATTCAGCCAGTTTTTGTTGCAGTGCTTCGTTGACCTTATTTGTCATGATGTTTTCCTTATTAAAAGTGTTTTAAAAATGTTTTAACTACATATCCGCCTCAAACAAGACAATCTCGTCGTCTGTTCCTGTTTTCGGCAATACCGCATACTCCGCCTCGATGACGTTTCCGCCCAAATGTCCCAGCTCGTCCCAAGCTGCCGCCTGTTCCAGTGCCGGATTGACTTCCGCATTTGCGAGCTTGATTGCATTTTCCGCCCGCTTGATTTTGCCTTTTCGGCGTTTTTCCGCCAGTTGGTCGATACGCGCCGTCGGGAAAGCCTCGCGGCTATTGCCGTTGACTTGTGCCTTCGTGATGAACTTGCCGTCCATATCAAACACATTGACCACCGACGCATCGTCCAAATCGTAGCTGACCCGTACCTCGTCTTTGTGATACTCCGCCAGTTCGGTCAAAAAATAAGAGTTGTTGAACAAATCCAGCCAACCGCGCTGTACCTTTCGCACCTCCTGCGGCATAAACATCGTCGCCAGCTCTTCCGCCGACAACATATCCGGCGCGATACCGTCCTGTTCCAGCCTCATTTCCCGATAAGCCTTCGGCGTGTAATGCCCGCCGTCCGGATGTCGGGGCAGCTCGCCGTGTGGGCGGTTGTTGTATTCGTCGATACACTTGACCACATCCGCGATAAATTGCGACCAACTCGGCAGCTTTTTCAAATATTTTTGCTGTTCTACCGTCAACTCCTTGCCTTTTTCCAAAGCGTTAAACGCACTTTCCATCTTGCGGTACATCAGATTCTTCGTGCTGCTGTCCATCCCCGCGCCCGCAAACGTCTCATACTGGCGCGCCATCTCAATCAGATTGTCTTTCCACCATCGCTCAATGATGCCTCGACCTTGCGGGTTGCCCGCAATACCCGTTTCATGGCGGATACCCAATCGGGACGTAATACCCGTGATTTCATGGTCTATCGTCTTGCCTGTCTGACCGCCGCCGTTATCCGAGTAGTAGATAATCGGCAAACCAAAGTGCTTGACCCCGATACGCAGAGCGTCCGATACCGCCACACAACTTTCAGCAAGAGAGACCGAAAATCCCACCACAAACCGCGTACAACCATCAATAATCACCGTCACTTCAGGCTTAAACGGTCTGCCGTGTACAGGGTGCGCCACCTTCGCCTTGAAGCTGTGGCCGTCGCCGATCCAAACATCGTTCGGCTTCAAAGCCCCCCAATCACGTTTCACATAAGGCAGCAGCGATTTATAAGCCGCCCCCGTTTTCCTGCCGCGCTCCTGCATAATCAGCGGGAGCTTTTCCCAAACGCGCCGCACCATACTCAAGTTAGGCACATCATTGACCGGCATATTTTCCGCTTCGGCCCACTGCACAAATCGGCGGTAGCTGTGTGCCAATTTTGGCGCGGACGGAATATTGTGAAACTGCATAAATGTCGGCAACCAACCGTAGCTCTCAATCGGTTTGACCGCCTTAGTTACCTTCGGAGCCAAAGAGACCAACCGCTCCGTCGCGTTTTCCGCCTTAAGGTAGGCAGAAATCCAGCCGTCTAAAGTACGTTCGCCAACCTTTGCCGACCGACTGCGGTCATTTGCCGTTTCCAAGTTGCCGAGCGTAACCTCGTCCAACTTACCCTCCGCCAGCAGCCTCAAAAACTGAGCCACCGCAACCTTGGCAGAGCACCCGTATTGATATTTGATACCCAGCACCGCCGCCACCACCGCACATCGCGCATCCGCCACTGACCGTTGTTTCTCGTTCAATCGCTTTGCCGCTTCCGCCAAGACCTGAGGCGACATCGCCGTCTTCTCCTGTCTGATTTGGAGTAGGGTTTTCGGCATCTTCTCCGCCAGTTCGTCCGACTGCCGTTTCATGATGGCGGCTCTGATTTCGGCGGGGAGAGAGGCAATCACATATTTTTTCAGACGACCTCCGCGTGCTTTGCCAACTTCTTCGATGTACGGCCAGCCTTGTGTTTTGGCTCGGTATCTAATGCTTTCGATATTTTTTGGCAGATTTGGCAAACTTAAATTTTTCAGCTCCTCTAGCGATATGGTGTTGCTCATTTACAGCTCCTGATATAAACTTTTGTTTACTCTTTCGAGTAATTTAAACCTGTTCGGGATAACGGCTAGGCCAAATCTCTTGAGGTGGTACGCCGAGAAAGTCTGAAATAATCCGTTCGCCTTTTGGATATTTAAACTGCAACGCGCTTTTTAATGTATTCGCGCTCAATCCGGATTCGATTGATAGAGCAGTAATTGTTTTCCCACGTTTGCGAACTGCCGCGACGATTTCTGCACGATGCCAATCTTGTTTCCTGCTTTCCGCATTTTCGATTTTTTCTATTAATCTTTCTTTTTGGGTTTTCATAAGTCTTCCTTTTGGGTTTGTTTGCTAAGTCATTTAACTTAGTGAAACGCATAATACTAACCAAAAGGATAGTTGTAAACCCTTTTGGTTAGTAAATTTACAAACAAAAGGAACTTATTTTATAAACTTTTGTTTTTAATTGAGATTATTTCTAACCAAAAAGGAAGGTTTTTTGGTTAGTCTTTTTGTTAGAGAGATACACATGACTTTTAAAAGCAGACTTCAGCTTTTATGGCCTGATTCGACGTTGGAAGAAATAGCCTCCAAGATAGATATGTCCTACATGGGACTTAATAAGGTATTCGCAAAAGATGGGCTGCCGAAAGCCGAAACACTCATAAAAATTCAAGATGTTACGGGCTGCGACCTCAACTGGTTGCTGACAGGCAAGGGCGTGCCATACCTTGACCGCGCCCGTCCTGAGAATGCCGGAGCCTTCCCCGTATCCGATACCGGCGCAGGCGCGGTCGATACGCTCGGCAATCCCGTCGATTTGCGCGAATTCGTCTTTATTCCACGGTACAGCGTCGAAGCCGCAGCGGGGCATGGACAAACCGTAAGCGATGAAAAACCCTTATTCTGTATGGCTTTCCGCCGATACTGGATAGAAAACTACGTCACCCGCCAAACAGACAAACTCTCCGTAATCGCCGTGAAAGGCGATTCAATGGAAGGCATCCTGAACCACGGCGACAACATCCTAATCAACCACGCCGAAACCGAGCCGCGCGACGGCTTGTACGTCCTACGCATAGGCAACGACCTTTTCGTAAAACGCGTACAACGGATGCCGGGTAAGCTATTGGTAACATCAGCCAACCCACATTACGCCCCCTTTGAAATAGACCTAAGCCATACAGATGACGATATCGCCATCGTCGGTCGCGTCGAATGGTTTGGCCGCTCCGTGAACTGATTTTAAAAACCTCTTAAAACCCGTTTAAAAACCTATCAAAACCCGACAGCTTTCAACAAAAAACCGCGCATTCCCGCGCGGTTTTGTGAAAAAGCTGATGCAACTTTTTTTCAAACACAAAAACGCCGAAATCCACGTCTTTAAAAGATTTCGGCGTTTTTTTATATTACTTATTATTTGTGCAAAAACTAACAGTCCCCCACACCATCACCTAAAAAATAAACCTATCCGCGTATTCGTGAAATTGCAGGTGAATACGATGGTCAAACTAAAAAACGTCCAGTCCCGGAAGGGAATGGGCGTTTTTGTTTGTTGAAATGATCTTGTTACCGTCGCACAGAGTGGGGACAGGACAATGTACCGTTTCGGCAGTTCCTGCAATATTGTGAAATTGTACTTGTATGAATGGTAATAACTTGTTTGATGAGATCTTTGCAAAATTTCCTCAAATCCTCTAAATTCCCACTAAGACATTTATGGGATTTGGGGAAATTTTGCAAAGATCTCAGCTTGTCTGTATTCCGTCAATCAAAAAGGTCGTCTGAAACCTGAACTGCCCCCCAAAAGTTGGACATCCTCTCCAACTCACAAGGTGCAGTTTTTTTATGAGCAAATATACATTACACTTCAAATACCAAGCCGTACTCCACTACCTGCACATACGCAGCCAACAGCGTACCGCAGATCATTACGGCATTTCCCGAA